TATGAGTGGAGAAGATTTTTTAGATATTCCTAAAACTGATGAAACGCAACAATCAACGCCAGAGGAATATTATTTTTCTAAATCTAAACAAGATTGGATTATGGTTTCTGATATGTCCGATATGCATGTTCGTAGAGCGTTTAAAAGATTGTTAAGAATGATAAGGCTTGGAACATTAATTGAACTTTCAGATTACACAGGAAGCAAAAATAATAATACTATTTTACAAGAAATAGAAAATATTAAAGGCCACTGTGATAAAATTAAAGAATCACTTAAAGACGATTAGTTATCTTGAGTTTAAACTTAACAAAGAACTTGCACATCAAGATACTTTTGGCAAAGATGAAGCTATTAGAAAAGAGTACCAACAATATGTAGATAATATGGCTGAACTAAAAGAAGAACACTTTGAAGTTATAGATCGTAATAGACATAGACGACACGAAGAAATGAAAAAAAAAGATAAAGAAAGATTTGATAAGTTAAGAAGAATTGGTTGTATGGCTTGTGCTAAAAAAGGAATATTTAGTGAGCCTATAATACACCACATAAGAAAACATACAGGCTTATCATTAAGGCCACCACACACAGAAACAATTCCTTTATGCCCTGAACATCATAATATGGGAAATGAATCTGTGCATTTAAATAAGAAAGTATTCATTAAGCTGTTCGGTACAGAAAATGAATTATTAGACGAAGCAAACCAAAAAATCAAACAACTAGAAAAGGAAGATATATTTTATGACAAAGGAAACGAATAAATTTCACGCATTACAATTATTTACAGATACATTTACTGCTGAAACAGTACATTTAACAAATGAAAAAGTAGGAATCTATATTAGATTGTTATGTTTTGCGTGGACTAAAAATACTCAAATGTTTACAAACGACAATGCTTATAGGATTTGCCAATGTATAGATGATAAATGCAAAAGAAAGGTTGATGAAGTTTTAGTTGAGTTTTTTAAAAAAAATGGAATATCAGGAAATACAACATACTGGCTTCATAAAAGATTAGTACAAGAACATCAATATCTTACTGATAAATACAAGAAAAGGTCAATGGCTGGGAAGAAAGGAGCAATGATTAGACATTCTGCCAATGGCAAAAGTTTAACTCCTAATCCTAATCCTAATCCTAAACCTAATAATATATATGACGAACACTTTGAAGAACTATGGAAGAAATTAGAGATTAGAAGAGGCTCGAAGTTTAAGGCATTTCAGGAATATTGGAAACTTGATAAACATACAGGTTGCACAGTAGGTGATATACTTTCATCTGATGAAATAGCTACAATTTACAATGCACAACAAAAAGGCATTGAGGACAAGTTTGTGCCACATTTCAGCACATGGTTATCTCAAAGAAGATGGGAAAATGACGAAAAGCGAGAAGAATCAATAACTATTGTACAAAAAATGGAAAAGTTAGGCTATGTATTTAGACATACAGAATCAAACTTTGACTACTTTAAAAAAGATGGAATTGAGTATAAAATAGACAAGTATGATAAAAACCATATTATACATAAAGTTGAATGAAAGCAATTTTAAGGATATTTAAATATGCTCGTAGAAGAATAATAGCACTAGCCATAGAAAATCGTAGGCTAAAAGCACAATTAGAAATCTATCAAGCATTAGTTGAGTCAGAGGTTGAAACAAAACAATGAAACAAAAAAAAAAGTCTAAATATAGACATATTACAATTAATAAAAAAAAATATTACTTTTACTCTATAAAATGGATTGATATTTTAGGTGATAGCGGACATTGTACTTCACAAGAATTTAATAATATGAAGCCAGCAGAAATGAATACAACTGGCTATGTATATAGTAAAGATAAAAAACACTTGAAAACATTCGCAAGTTATGATGAAAACGAAGAACAGTTTAGCGATAGAAATGTATTTCCTATCGGAGTTATAAAAGAAATGAAAAGGATACTTATATGAAAATTGAAGAAGTTGATATTGATTTAATCAAACCATACAAAAACAATCCCAGAGAGATACCAATGGAGTCTGTACAAAAAGTTATGAACTCAATTAGAGAATTTGGTAACAATCAACCTATTGTAGTAGACAACGACAATATAATAGTTGTAGGACATACTCGTTGGAAAGCATTAAAACAATTAGGTAAAGCCAAAGCATTTGTAGTAAAAAAAGACTTTCCAAAAGGTCAAGCTATGGCATATCGTATTATGGATAACCGTAGTGGCGAAGAGTCTAAATGGTCTAATAAACTATTAGCAACAGAACTAAATATATTAAAAGATGACAGTTTTGATCTACAACTTACAGGATTTAATCTTACAGAATTAGAAAACCTAGCAAACGACAAAGAATTAGGATTTGTACAAAATGCTAAAGATTTAAAAGAAAATTTTAATGTTGACTTTCCTGATGGTATGGAAGTTACACATGTTAAAATGGTACAACTATTTTTAAATACTGAAACTGAAAAGGATTTTAAACTTTGGTGTCAAGAACTACAAACACAATTAGGTACTGACAATTTATCTGACACAGTATATACAGTAATTAAAAATGCGTACAATAACAGCAAAAGCTAAATATACAGATCAAGAAATAAAAAAGCTTGAAGGTTATTTTATACAAGATCATCACTACGATCAAATCATAGACTATGACTGTGATGGCTATAAAGAAGATGGTAGTCCACTATTCTTTTTTAGAAAGAATGTGATCCCAGCAAGTATCTGTGAACAAGCATATAAAAATTTAAGAACTGCTACTGCTAAAGGTGGTAATAGAGGTAGTGCTGGTGGTGTACCACCTGATAGAAAAAACACAAATACAATGAACATAAAGTATGATGATAAAGGCGAACTTGTGCCTGAAAAAACAACAGGAAAAACTAGAGGATTTAAAATAAAAAAAGATGGAACTATATCTAGGTTTCATAGTGCATTTCAACAAGTAGATAGTGGTATTGCTGGATACTTTGATAGACAAGTTAGGTTTCCATATTGCAGACAAACTATGTTTAATATGAACAAGTTTGATAAATTTAAAAAAGGCTATCCATATATAAAATATGTTAATGACATTTTTAAAGATGTATGTCCTGAAAGATATAAAGCACAAGAAGATATGATTAACAAAACAAGTGCTGATTTTTATATACAAGGTACAGTATTTACAACAATAACAATTAACAAAAATTTTAGGACTGCAATACATACTGATAAAGGCGATCTTAAAGAGGGCTTTGGAAACTTAGGAGTATTACAAGCTGGAAACTATGATGGTGGCTATACAATAATGCCAAAATATAAAATAGGTTTTGACGTTAGAAGCGGTGATGTATGTTTTTTTGATGTACATGAATTTCACGGCAATACAGAAATAAAAGCAAAAGGAAAATATGAAAGAATTAGTATTGTATGTTATTACAGAAAAAATATGATTAATTGTAAATCAGCACAAGAAGAACTAGAAATTGCTAAAAGACTAACAGATCGTAAAGGTTTAAACAAATAATGTGTGCAGTTGTAGGTGCATTTTCTAAAAAAAAAGTAGATATAGATTTGTTTCAAAAGGTTATGTTACAATCTATGATAAGAGGAAAACACGCATCTGGTATTGCTTGGAATAACAATGGTAAACTATCATACAGAATTATAGATGAGTCAGCTAATTTTTTAGCATTTAAAAACATAGATACAAATATGATTATTGGTCATGCAAGATACTCAACATCAGACCTAAACTACAATCAGCCTATCAAATCAGATAAAATAGCTATCGTACATAACGGAGTTATATCACAAGAACACCCTAATTCATGGAAAGGTAAATATGGCTACGATTTTGAGACAAAAAATGATAGTGAAATAATATTAAGAAGCTATGAAAACAAAAAACACCCATTACAACTTAATGGCTCAATGGCTACAATAATATTAGATTTAATTAATAAACCTACTATTTTGTTTTTTAGAAATGAACAAAGACCATTATACTACTCGACAGATAAAGATATATACATTGCTAGTACAAAAAACATTTTAGAAAGATCAGGATTTGAACACATTTTAAAAACTGATAGTTGTATAGAGTATAAAATAGATGGTAAATTTAGTACAAATTTAATAAGGCAAAGTAAAACAGATTTACAGTGATTCGTTTTTTAAAAGAAACTGATATACAAAGGGCAATATTTAATTCGCCTAATGGTGTAAACACAAAGTTTTTACAACAAAGTCATAGCTTATGGTACAGATTTAATAACTATCAATCAAATGCACCGTATGGCTTATATAAAGACGAACAACTTGTAAGTGTTATTTTTGCAACCACAAGTGATAAAACTAAATATATTAACCTTTATGAAATAGTAACAATACAAGGACAAGAAAAAAAAGGATATGCTACAGAAATTTGGTCAAGCTTTATTGAGTTTTGGTATGATGCTGGAATGCATAGAATAAAACTATCTTGTACACCTAGTTCTGTAACTTGGCATATGAGAAATGGTCTTATTTTTTGGTCAGTTGATAAACAAGGTAGCTTAAGATCAGATCAGCCATTAAAAAGAAGTATAAACGAACAAGTAGATTTTAGAGAATTTGCAATAAATAATCCTAATGTAGCATTACCAGAAAAAAAGGTAAGAATGAAATTGCGAGAAGAAGATGTAGAAACACTACAATTATCTCAAAAGAAAATACTAGAAACATATCAAGCTATTAAAAAAGTTGGTGAATATTGGTTTAGACCTCATTTATATGGATTATCGAAAAACTCAAAATAGAACTAAAGCTTTTTTAAGATGGTATGCTTGGTCTTTAAAATACAAAGATTGTGATCCACCTATTTGGCTACTAAACTATTTGTTTAATAGATATGAGCATAACATAGAACAAAAACTATGGATTTCTTGGATATATGGCACAACTTACCATTTACCTACTGCATGGATTATATGGAACGAGTTTCCAGACTTTGAATTAGTTGGATTAGAAAGATTAAAACAATGGAATAACGACAACTATAAAAGATTAAGGTATCAAACAGATACTAAATATAACAAAGGATATTTACCACAACAATTTGAGAGTTATAAAGAATGGATAGGTAATAAGCCACAAATAGATAAGTTTGCAGATTTAAAAACATTTGATAATGTGTGGAATAGTGTTATTAAGAATTTGTATAAATTTGGCAGATATTCTACATGGTTTTATTTACAAACATTACACGAATGCGTAGGTCTTGATCTGATACCTAATACATTAAAACTAGATGATCACAATGGTAGTAAATCACATAGAAATGGACTATGCTATGCTCTTGGTTTAGACGATTGGATAGATAAAAAACTAGATAGAACACAAGTTGAACATTTAGAAACAGAAGCAAAACAAATACAGAACACTATACGAACAAAGTATAAATTAACAAATAACCCATATACTATGGAAACTGCACTATGTTCTTTTAAAAAAATTTTTAGAAAAAAACAAGGTAGGTATTTAGGCTATTATCTTGATAGGCAAGCAGAAGAAATATCAAAAGTACAAAGCGATAATTGGTATGGAATAGAATGGGGTGTATTTTGGCAAGCAAGATCAGAAACTTTACATTCATCACTTTACTCAAACATACAAATTAAGCCACATTTGTATAGTCAGTTTTTAGATACAGGAAGTTTTAATAGACAACTATGAAATGCGTAGCTATTGGTGGTGTTCCAGCCACAGGCAAAACTACACTTGTAAAAAAAATATATGATAAAATGCCTAAAATAAACTTTGAATATGGATTGGTAAAAGGACACTATGATAAAGACAATAACATAGCACTACTAGGACTATACAATCAAAACAATACATTTCTTGGAACTGACAGACTATCTATGGGAGTAAATAAACAATTCTTACAATATATTTCAATGTTAAAAAGAAACATTATTTTTGAGGGTGATAGGTTATTTAGTTTAAATAACTTGATAAAACTTAACGAATTGTATGATTTAAGAATAATAATGTTAGTTAATTCTCCTGAAACACTTTTGAAAAGACATAAGGATAGGAAAGACACACAAACAAATAAATTTCTTAAAGGTAGAGAAACAAAGATTAAAAACATCAAAGAACACTTCGGAGGTATCATAGGTAGAATAGAAACCTATACACTTACTAACTTGCAAGAAAGTGAAATATTGAGTAATAATATATACGATTGGTTAAAATCATAAAAAGGACATAATGGCACGACCACTTAAAAAAATAGATACACAAGCTATAACAAAATTAGCACAATTACATTGCACTTTTGACGAAATTGCAGAGTTTTGTGATGTATCAACAAAGACTTTACAACGGAGATATGTCCACCTTATAAAAAAGGGTCGTGAGATGGGCAGAATAAGTTTAAGAAGAGCACAATTTGAAAAGGCATTATCAGGAAATGTTGTTATGCAAATATGGCTAGGAAAACAGCATTTAGATCAAAGAGATAAAATAGAACAAACAAATTTTAATGAACCATTACCTTTAATAATTGAGGGAGAATCAACAACTCTTAATGGTAAATCCAATGGCAAGGTAAATGGCAAAGAAGAAGGGTAATCTTTATGGTAAGGTTATTGAGTACACTCGTACTGAAAATGGCACAAGCATAGGACGTAGACCTAAAACTTCATCAATGAATAAACATAAACGCAGAATGAGAGGTAAGCATAATTATAGAGGTCAAGGAAAATGAAACGATCAAACTTCTATCCTAATGGAGAGTTTATTCCATATCAAATGCCTCAAGACTTTAAACAAGCATTAGGAAAAGAAGCCTGTGGTAATTGTGGTATGTATTCGTTGCCTAGAAATTTTTGTGGTGTATATAGAACAAAAGGAGTTAAGGATAACTTTGTTTGTAGTAAGTGGAGAAAAAGACATTTTAAAAGATAATGGATTTGATAATTTTAAATGATGGACTGTATCAATTAATTCCAGTCACTAAAGAAATTTTAAATGGTATAGAGTTGTTTGATAAAATTGATTGTTTTGATTTATGCGACATATTAAGAATAAAATTAACAGGATATGTAGATACGATTAACTTACATATTATGAATGACGGTAGTGGTGCTATGATTGGTTGTATGTGTAGATGATTTATGATATTTACTATTTATGGCAAAATATAGAGGCAGAACTGTTAAATTAAACAAAATTCAAAGAGGCGATGTAAAAAAATTTAAAGTGTTTGTTAAAAATAAAAGAACAGGCAATATAAAAAAGGTTAACTTTGGAAGTAAGACAATGTCTATAAAAAAACATATACCAGCAAGAAAGAGATCATTTATGGCTCGTATGGGTGGTGTTCTTAGAAAAGTTAAAGGACAAAAAAACTTAAGTCCAGCTTATTGGGCTATTAGGAGTTGGCGATGAAACCAACTAAAATTAGAGAAGACTCTGGAATTGACTTGAGTATTAAAAATTTAGTAAGTATAATTATTGCAGTTGCAATTTCTGTGTGGGCTTATTTTGGTATTGTAGAAAGAATTAATACTTTAGAAACAGATAACCATTTAATTAAAAAAGATTTAGAAGGTGCAGTTGAGTTTTCAATAAAATGGCCACGAGGAGAACTAGGAACTTTGCCTGCGGATTCTGAGCAATTTTTATTAATTGAGGATTTACTTAAAGATGTAGAAGATATACAAGAAGAACTAAAAGAAAGTCGTCATAATGCAGTTAATATAAAAAGACTTCAAAGTGATGTAGAAAAAATATTAAATGAAATTGAAAAGTTAAAAGATAAGGTAAGGGCAAATGGAAACAGTCATTAGTGGAGTAATAGCTTTGTGTATGTTTTATCAAGGTGGAATTATTGAACATACTTATATTAAAGATCAAAAAATGAGTACTTGTCTTAAAATGAAAAGAACAGTTGAAAGAAGTGTCAATCCTCAAAATGTTAGAATGGCTTGTGGTGTTGTTGATGCAGTTCTTGAAGAATATATGGGCAGTACAAAAATTGTTAAAATTATTAAAGATAAATATTAATGGATATAAAAGATAAAATTGTAGGACTTGCTTTGATAGCATTAGTTTCACTTATTGGTTGGAATTTACACGCTACTTGGGATCTTAAATCTGAAGTAATGAAGATCCAACAAGATCAAAAAGTTTTACATAAAAAAATGAATAAGGTTCTTAAGAAGGTAAAGAAAAAGAATAACTGAAATGAAGATATATTCAGTTTTAATCTTCCTTCTTTTAGTTGGATGTAACAGTGTATGTCCTGATAAAACTTCAATTAATGTTAGTACTACAGATACAGAATCAGTAAATAAAGATAACGAAGATAGAGATAAATTTCAATTAAAGAAATCTATTACTCAATCTTGGAAATGGGGAAAGAAAAACTGTGAAATCTCCAAACAAAAAACGTAACCCTTTTGCTAGACAGTTAAGACTTTTTAGATATAGAATTCTTAAAAGTAAAAAAAAATATAAAAGAAAAAATAGAAATAATTCTATATAATAATAGATTTAGGTTTTGGTTCTTCTTCTTTTGGTTTACCATAGACATTAAAACTAAATGATCTACGTTCACCTTTAGATCTAAAAGGATATACCATGTGGTACATCCACCAAGGAAAGATATAATAATCTCCAACCTTTGGTCTAATTCTAACTGTATTGTTGGAGAACAGGTGGACTTGTCCAAACTGCATTTCAATACTACCTGCAGATGGATAATGATCGTTATCTTCTTTTTTCCATTCTTCTTCTATACCATCAGGAAGTTTAAGATAACCTACACAAGACATATGACAATTAGTATGATAATGAGCTGGGTTAAAATCTCCAGCAAATGTACGAACGTACCATCCAGATTTGAATACTATTTTTTGTAATTCTTTATGGTTCTCAGGATGAGCTGCTATATAAGCATCCATTAACTTACCAAAATAAGTTCCCCATTTAGAAAATGTTTCAGGAGATATAACTAATTCTTGTTTTACATTACCTACAAGTTCATCAGAAAAATCATGAGTCTTTTTCT